AGGGCATCAATTTTCACCCAGATGTCTTTATTTTTCACATCCCCCCCACCAGCGGTTTTCCACCCATTTCGTTTCCACCCATGTATCCATAGTGTGATTCCATTTTTCACGTAGGTACTATCTGTCCATACGAATATATAAAACAACCCCATATCTAAACACTTCTGCAACGCGCGTTCCACGGCGGTGAGTTCCATCCTATTATTCGTCGTATGTTCTTCAGCACCTGAAATCACGAAATTGTCGCACGCCGCCGCCCACCCCCCAGGCCCTGGGTTTCCTAAACAACTTCCATCAGTATAGATGTTCATACTTATATAAATATATTTTCTCATGTTTAATTAATATCAGAATGGTTGACCGAAAGGTTATCATAGGCGTTGTCGCACTCGTCGCCATCGGCATCGCAGTTTATTATTTTTATCAACAACAATCATTGACATGTGAAACAATTGAAACACAAGAAGACTGTCAACTTCCGTGTAAATGGGATGAATATTATGAAGATGGGAAAGGGCGTTGTGTGAATAAAGAAACACCGTTGACACGTCTACAAGAAAAACAAGAAGACGACACCGCGATTCCGCCACCGGTCGATGCCAGCCCGCCGCCTTCCATTGATATCTCCACGGTGGAAGGTCTCACAGGTCGTTATACCGCGGAATCCTACAGCAAGTCTCAAAAGTTGTGGAAGGATGAAAGTGGTAAAACGAATGATGTCCGAGTTTCCGGAGACATGAACGTGTCTGACGACAAGACCTATGTTTACGGCGGTGTGTCTGAAAAGTTTACCCTCCCAGAACAACTCTTTGACCGACAATACACCATCTTCATTGTGTCCAAGTACAACGGTGACGCGAAGAGACGCATCTTAACCAGTACTGAAGGTGGGTGGTTCTCTGGTCATAATGCGGGTAAATCCGGTGTCGCGTACCACAACAACTGGATCACTCAAGATGCCGACAGTTACGGCGACAACTGGGTGCTCTCTACCGACCAACGCAACTTGTATAGAGCGAATGGGCGACGTTTGAGTGGTTACGGTTTCGATGAAAGTTTCCCGAAAGACGTTGGTGTTAACATCGTGTCTGGGCAAGAATCCGACTTTGCGATTGCTGAAATCATGGTGTATGACAGAGAATTGTCTGAAGACGAGTACCTTAAAGTTGAATCTTTCTTGATGGAAAAGTATTCCATGACTCAAACACGATTTATGAAGGCTGGTCTTTTCACCAACTACGACAACGACCTCTACCGAAAGCGTGTGGATTGTGGTCCAACATCCGGTCTCGCAGGTTTCCAGCTCGGTACGAGTGATAACAAATTCCGCTACGAATACAACTGTATGTTCAACTTGGACCAATCTGGGGATGTGGTTGAGCTCGCCACTGAATACAAGAGCAAGACTGACAACTTTTACGACGCCATCTTAGATGAAACTCTTGATTGTGGCACGCGCCCGATTGAATCTTACAAATTTGATGTGAAAAACAGTAATGAAACACGTGTGCAATACAGATGCTCGGATGCCGAAGTTGACGACAGTACGTGCCGTGATGTCACGTCATCCGACCAAGACATTAACAACCTCACAGCCCATGACATTCAGTGTGAAGATAACGAAGTGATGACATATCTTAAATTTGAAAAAGCTGAAAACGACCCCAATAAGACACGATATGTTTACAAATGTTGTAAACCAAATGGATATTAAATAATTTTTCTTACCGTATTGTAATAATGGACGTCAAAGTCATAGCCGTCATCCTAGTAGTCGTTGGTATTGCTGTATACATGTGGTACAGTCAACAGGAGAAAGAAGAAGAAAAACCAGCGGAACCGACTGCACCCAAAGAGTCGTCAACACCAACGGCACCAGCGGAATCGACGGAACCGACTGCTCCCACGGGGGATGCGGTGATTAAAATTGATGGTCTCGTCGCGTGGTACGATGGACCATCCTACGATGAAACGTCACGAACATGGAAAGACAAAAGTGAGAAAGGGCATGATATCACGGAAATCACAGGGATATTGAAAAAATCCAAAAATGGCGAAGAAGTTCAGGGCGACGTCGATTCCGTTGTGGCGTTTCCGGAGAAAATGCTTGAAGATGAAGAGGAGTATACGTTCATTAACGTCGCTAAATACAACGGTGGAGCAAAGGGTCGCATTTTCACGACAAAGGACGATTCAGGTGAAAACATCCTTTTTGGATTTCATTCGAATAAGGCTGGTGTCTACTATGGTGGTGCTAACGTGGGGTGGATAACTGAAAATAGAGACCGACACGGAGACGAATGGACTTTAAGTACAATTCAACCAAAGTTGTACAGGTCCAATGGGGCGTTGCGCACCGCTTTCCGCAACCCAGAGAATGAAGATATTGGAAATGTACCGACACGTATGTATATCAATGGTTGGTCGTCTGAAAAATCAGACTGGTCCGTGAAAGAAATCATCGTGTACAACCGACGACTCACCCAAAGTGAGTACCTCGCCATTGAAAAGGCGTTGACTGATAAATACGACATTAAACCCAATAGGTACGAATTGAGTGCATTCAAAGGTGATGCTAGTCGTGAAGAATGGCCCGAAATTATTCGTGACGTTCAATTTAAATGTGGTAAAGGTGAGGCACTCACCAAATTTGCAGTGAATGATAATAAACAGTCGGTGTACTCGTGCATGTCGGGGATTGATTTGGACGGTGATGAAGTTGAGGGTAAAACTATTTATGAAGACATCAGGGGAGGGTCTGAGTATTTTAAAAATCTGCAGAACAAGAAGATTGATTGTGGAGAAAGTCCGATTAACACACTCACACTCGCCTTGGACGAAGATGAAGAGAAGATTCGATACGAGTACGTGTGCAACAACTCAAAGGTCAAAAACACAACGTGTCAAACTGTTGTGAGTGATGACTACGCCACAGGAACGTCATTCGACAATATCTCTGCATTGACAAATACCGCGTGTCCGCAAGAGCACGTCATTACATCAGCAAAGCTCGTCGCAGATGGAGCTAATCAAAAGTGGGAGTTGACGTGCTGCAAACCAAAGGGTATCTAAAAAAAAATATGAACATAATATATAAAACAAGATATGAGTGCCATGATAATGATTGTGGTCTTACTCTTACTAGTCGGCCTCGGTGTCGGTATTTATTTTTTGGTCTCAGCCAAGAAATGTAAAGACTACGAGACCCAGGACGAGTGCAAGGAACCGTGCCAATGGGATACCTATGGCAACAAGTGCATTGGTGAAGACGATAACCTGACTCCGGCACCCCCAGCTCAGCCAGTCTCAGTGGAGCAAGAAGCGAACGAACAGGTTGCTCGTGTCGTTGAACCAGTAGGAACCGAAACTACGGCAAACAAGTGGAAGTGCTACGCCGGACGTTATGGTGATGCGTACGCCGAGTACATGAAAAGCAGTGATCTGGGAGACGTTGAGGAACACTACGATACTATCGGTAAATCCAAGGGTTGGAAAACGACCTGCACGCTCACACCGGATGAATTGGGGTGTTATACGTTGCAAAATCCGGAAGTGTTTGATAACTTTGGATACACTTTAGATTCTAGATACAACCAAAAACAACAAAAACACTACAAGGACGTCGGGCGTGAAAAGGTGGCACGCTTCAACTGTGAAGGTGGTCAGCTTGGAGATTCTACGTTTGGTGAGGATGAGAGCATCTTGACTCCGCGGGAATTTAATATTGACAGAAGAAACCGTAAATACACAAATCTCTTGGTCTCACCCAACGGCGATTACACCTTGAGAATTTATCACGAAACCAGAAGAGGACGTCTTTTTTTGTCAAAGGGCAACTCGAACATCTTGACTATCCTCGATTCCCAACTGAGCCAGGCGGACTACGATGCGGGTTATACAAAGCTTCGCGCGTGGTTCTCGGGTTATGATGGTAACTTGTACATGCGATGGTATAAACCCAATGGCAGTGGTGGATACAAATCTGCGAAATACATCAACACCTTTGCACCCGGAACGACGAATAATCAAGTCAAGTCCAACCAACACGTCATTGTTTTGACTGATTCTGGAAAGTTGTACATCGATCACGGCCTCGGCGCGGACGAAGAAGCCATACTTAACGAGTAAAGAGTCTTATGAATAATTTAATAACTAGATGATTTTCTTAAATTTTCTTCCGCAGGTAAAAGTTGAAGATTTGTATAATGAAAACATTCCCTTTGCTGTTCAACATTACTCATATCGAATGCCGCACATGGTATTATGTGGTCGATATGAGCATTCTTGTAATCCTTTTCAGGGCGTTTGGTACTTTCTAAATGTTTTCTCAACGTCTCACCGTCGCATCCTAAGAGTTGTTTACTTTTGCATTCTCGGCCACGACCATTAAAAGCGTGCCACATACGTTTTCTGCAAAGTTCTAGATAGTACGCGGCAGTTTTTTCTTCTCTGTTCTTTCTACGTCGAATAGGTCTACATTTTCTATTTGACTCTGAACATTGTTTTAAAACTTTCGTGCGATGTTCTTCGTCAGTATTGTATCGTTCGCGCCTTTTTTCATTTATAGAAATTGCATTTTCACGCCAGTGGTTCCGTGTACGCGTTTTTATGCGTTCATCATTCTTTTCATAATATGACCTATGACGCGATGAAATAGTGTCAGCGTTTCGCGAAGCATAGTTTTTCATGTATTCCGCTCGACACGATTTGCATTGATTTAGATGTCCGTCACGCATGTCTTTATGTTTGCCAAATTCACCGAGTTCTTTGTTCACGTTGCACGTCGTGCACGTCTTCATTAAATATTAACATAGTTATGTATCTTAATATTTAAGTTTAAGTTTAATATTATAATTATTGTAGCCACGCATCTCTTACTTAGTTGGAGAAAGCACGGTTAATCCCAAAGGTTTCCCAGTGGGCCAGATCGTACCTTAAGCATCATCGGGATGACTAATCCTTCATTTGACACCGACACCTTAGCGATCGTTGAAACGGAACCATATTCATTGTCATAGCGAATTTAGGTTCTCGCCTGCGGATTATCCAATCTCTAACGTTTTTACCATTGGGTTCGGTCATTAACCGAGTTCCCCTCACGAGTTTCCAAGTGAGGGTGGTAGTTAGAGCTCTAAGGAACTTCCCGCAACCAGGTTGTCTCGCCTGCACATTACAGACTAGCAGGACAAACGCTTTTAACGCCTGCTTTTTGGCCCTGTTCTCATCTCTTAAGAGCTGAAGCTAAGGCCACCCATACCGGATTGCACACGGAGAACGTTGTAGTTCGTCGCGAACAAGTGCATCGTCGTGGAAGAGGACGCCGAAGCCTTGAGCTTGATAGACACTTGCGCGTTATCAATGCGCGAGAAGTTGCACGTACCGGACGGTTGGTGTTCTTCCGGGCGGAGGGCGAACGAGTACGAGTACACACCCGGCATCGGGGAGCCAGAGTGGTAGGTGTACGGTTGCACTTGGTTGAAGTACTTACCACCTTGGGCCTTCATGCGGTCTTGACCGTTGAGGATGAGCTTGAACTCTTCGAGCGGACCGACGGAGCGCGTCGCGGAGACCGCGCCATCTTCAGAGACCGTGCAGTTGGTGTA